AATGATAAGGTGTCCGCATTACACGCCATGAGAGAAGTGAAGAATATGCTCTATAAACATATCCTCGAAAAATAAAGAAAATAGTTGCGTTATTGGTTGTTATGAAGCTTGAGTGCAATTCTCTTTGTATGGATACATTTACAACCCAAAAATCGGTCTTTGCGTCATTACCGACACCCGTTGTAGTGCTCTTTGAAATGTTGTCTATGAAAACTTAGAATTTTAAGAAATTGATATGTCTTGAAGCATGGAAAAATGATTTCACGAGAAGGATATGAATTGCCTGAAGGAACTATAGTATACTTAGGCTTGGAGCGTACGACCGTAGAACCCATAAATCGAGTTGAGAATGTACAATTTGTATTCGATCCTAGAGATGGAATTTGGGCTACAAGCTTCACTAGAAATCATTGGATGAAACATCCTCGTCGTCATCCAAACTGTACATTGTTTGATCTTCTACGTACGGAATGCATGCCTTAAAAACTATAAATTTTGAATTACAGTTAAGAAGATCCTCAAAAATTGTATACGTATCTAAACGTATACAAAAATAAAGCTCTTCTTATCCCTAACTTGTATATGTCGTATACTAAAAACGGAAGCGAATTGCCTTTGGGCACTGTGGTGTATATGTCGCGTTATAATATGGAAAACTCATTATGGCGTGCGGTCATAAGCAACGGCGCGGCTCGATTTCACGATTTTATTTTTGACCCTAAAGATGGGTTGTGGGCCACATATTTCGCAAGAGAATTGTGGAACGCGCATCCATGTAGACATCCTCATTGTACACTCTTTGATACATTACTCCACCAAGTACGACTTTATACAAGTTCCAGATAAGGAGAACCTTAAATTACATACGTATTTGAACGTATACAAAAATAAAGCTTTTCTTATCCCCAACTCGTATAATACGTACCATGTACTTTCCATTTTATTTTTGAAAAGTACATGTATCTTCTTATCTAGAACTTATATTGCATAAAATAAAAACCCTACGTACTTTACATTAAAAAATGGGTATGGCATTGTCGACTGTAATTGGACTCCCTCTGTTATTTGCAGCGGGAGTCATGTTTGCAATCATAGCATCTAAGATGAAAGACGCTGCCAAGGGGAAGGGAAGCTTTAGTGGAGACGGCAACGATCCAGAGCAAGCGACTTTTCAGAAAGTTAGGAAATATGCTATTATTTCTGCTTCAACATGTATAGCAGCATCAGTGTTTTTATTATTTTTCGCGGTGGTCTTCTTCTAAAAAAAAGATTACGTTACGTATTACAACATAAATACGTAAAATTCACATAGAATTACAGTATTAGATACCTTATTATACTTTGCCATATTGAAGGTGAAATTGGAATTATTTTTAAACACCCATCCGTATAACCCACTGTCAATCGCTTTATTTTAGCATGTTTTGAAGTCCGGCCATAAGCAATCTTAGAGGACAAACCTTCCCTTCAAAACGCGTAACTCTTCTGTAAGCTCGTATGCGATAGACGTAGTCCAAATCAACGACAATGCGTTCGACTTTAGAAAAAATAATGCATGCGATAGGAGATGGAATGAAGATATCGTCCTCGCGTACATCATCAGGTAAAGTATCATCAAGCGGAATAAAATCTAAAATTCCGGGAGAATCCAATGTAAACGTCTGTACGTTATTCAATCTTTCATCTTTTGTATAGATACCGCCCATCAGCATGGATACCAAGCTTCTAACGCTTAGTATTTCACCTGTAAACTTTTCAAACTTTTTCTTAAGATTTTGTTCGGATACAAGTATCACAAAAGGTCGCCACTTCACTTCCGGAAAGTGGGCCATTGCAGGGTGAATATGAGGGCCACTGGGTAAAGAAAAATGTTTGTTTTCAATAAAAACGGATGAATTATCAGACGACGTAATCGTTTCACGGTTGAGCCAGTCTCCAATACCTGGTTTTGTTTTAAGAATATCTTCTGCACTTGGTCCTCCAAACGTATCGCTTTTTGGTGTATAGAAAATGGAATAAATCAGAGAGAATACAGTTTGGTAGTAGGTGGTGTGCTTGTCCGAAAGTAAACGCTTTGCTTTTGCTTCGATAATGGGAGTATCATCTTGAGGTGGATCACCAAGTAATTCTCTACCAAGTTCAGAGAGAGAAGAAAGATCGCTAGAGACAGGATACGTAATAGGAACACCAGGTTTAAAATTATAAGGTTTGTAGATGTTCGTAGGTAAAGGAGATCGATAACACTTTGCAGGACGATCTGCGTTACGCGATATAATGAAAAGGTAACAACCGGCTGGGAGAATATACTCTGGTATTTCGATAGTTAAACGCATAGCGTATTCACATAAAATGCCTGTTGAAAGGTAAGGTCCGTATCGATATGGAATGCTTTTTGTCGGACAGAACTTACCTATAGTGTAAACTATGTTACACAACTCGGTAATAAGGTAGACAGTGATGTGGCCTCGACTATCTTGTTTTGAAATGTCGTTGTTGCAAAAAACAGGATGCGTCACTGATAGATTAGACAATACGAGCGAGTATGTATTCGGACTAGTAGGTTCTTCAAATAATGCACATCTCGACGCATTCCAAAGAAAAAAAGTCTCGAATCCTACTTGAATAGGATACGCCGCAGGATGACGTAAAGGTTCCTGAAGTATTTCACCAATCCGTCCAGCCATAACAAATTATGCGAAAGTAGAGAGTAAATATCTCATTTTATGATTTTTCACACACTGATTTGTGTGTGAAAAATTAGCGCCATGTCAGATTATGAGATCATCAAGGCTCTTACTATGAGGATGAAGATGATTGCATGTATCATGACTCCTGCTAAATTAGGACATCCCTTACTATTTGTGAGTTGTAAACGCATCAAAGACATTGTTGCCGCATTGGTCATATCAAAAAGGTATGGTGTTGCTAACAAAAAGAAGAGTAATCCAGAGACAAGGGCAATGGTCCACTTATCCGCTGATGAATGCTCATAGCATTTATTCTTGGAACTACTTGACATTTTCAGATAGTGAGTCTTTTTTTAATTCTTAACCATCAAAAACCATACATCAAAAAATTCCAAACAACATAGCCAGATTCCATAACAAATTTGTCTACGCGAAACTATCCCTTAGGTTCCCAATAGTATCGGTGTCATGACACCGATACTATTGGGAACCTTAAGATGAGGTACTCATCGCTACGCTCTGAGTAAACCCATCGGTGTCATGACACCGATGGGTTTCGAAATGATATTCTCAGAATTTTCAGAGACTTTACAGTATTACAACCTTGTTATGCTTCAAGTACTTCACCAAAGGTTATAAATCATTACGTAGGCGTGAACGCAGTAAAATGTCAAAGAGGCTAAGTTCTATTTTCTTAGGTTTTGGCTTGCGTTGATGTATCTTATCTTTTCTTGATAGTTCTATACATACTTTACTTACGAGTACTGTGTCTATGGGGATAATGTGCGTATCGTGCCACTCTCTATCTTTGCATACTCCACACCCTCTCCCAAAATTGCAAAATCTAACATGCTCTTCCCAATATCTCTTCACGCGTTCCTTTCTTCTTGCTGTAAAATGCGTTGACGTATGTCGTTTGTGATACAAACCCCTTTCTTCAGATAGGTTATGAACTAACATTCTTTCAAAAGAATTTTTACAAGCTACTTCAACTTGCGAGTCGGCCGACTTCACAAAGTCATCAAGTACTTTAGCGAAATTAGGTTGTGTGTTCATTGTTTACTATACAAGTTTTGCATAAGAAGAGCTTTATTCTTGTAAAATAAATTCAATTTTAAGTTCCAATTTTATTGTAAGTTACCATTTAGGCACTTCTGAAAGAGTAATTCCATCGCATGAGCTGATAGATTCAGTCAAACCCATGCTTTGCATGATAATAAATGCGGTATTCTGTTCGATGTTAGGACGACTAATACGCAATACGTTACCTTTCCCATTTGTCCATATGTAAATGGGAACTTTTTGGTCGTAATGAAGAGAATAGCATTGTGTGGTGTCAAGATAGTCAAAAGTCTTTACGACGTCGTCACAAACAGCGAATAATACGATACCATCTGTTTTCAATGGTGTTGCAAGAACTGCAAACGCTCCGTCAGGTGAACGATATGCCGAATCCAGAAGAAAGCGTTCGCGTAAGAAATCATCCATAATCTTCTTTCTGTCAAAAGTAGAATCTTGCGACCCGCATGCTATCGGACAAAATAATTCGTCATCACGTGTTCCGCATGCGATAGGCTTATTTAGTACTTTTTCAGGGTCAGCGATTTCGATAGAACTTTCAGCCAACTTTTGTCTAAAATAAGACGTTAATGCTTCTTGCTTATTCATTGAATGAGTTGTCATTCTGTTGTTTTTTTGTGAACTTAAGGTAAACAAAAGTTACGAAGTTATGGTTTTTCATGTTTTATTTTTGTTCGAGTATGTTCGTATTCCGGTTGTAAATACCTCGAGAGTAAATAGCTTGAACAGTTCCAATTTTAGGAGGCTCTGCAGGTAACGCAGGTTCTTTTGCAATACGCGAACTTCGTCGAGAAGCAGGATTAGGAAGATGATCTATGGCGAAGACATTTTGTGAACTCGGAGCACTCTTTGCAGGAAGACGATCTTCAGAGAAGCTTTGTGAAATTGGAGACATCAATGTAGAAAGACCATTCATGATGGTATTTTGAACAGAACTTGGAGCCTTAAGTGTAGAAAGACTATTCATGATGGTACTATGAACAGAACTTTGAACTGGAACTTTGGGTGTATGAGGAGAACTTGCATTAGGAAGTTTGTCGGTAACAAAAACTTTCTGCACGTATCGCTTGTAAGTTCCAATATTTGCAAGCCATTCTCGCATGACACGTTGCATAAGGCTTTCAGTACGGCAGAGAGGCAAAGCAAAGCTGTTTTTCTTGCACTCTTCGATAAGTTTAGCTTTTGAAAGCGGTACGAGACGGCTAACTTCTTGAAAATAGAGATCTTTCCATACACCTTCATCAAATGTACCCAATTTTTTTGCGCCTTCCAAGCATTCATCACGCAGAGATTCAGTAAACATCTTGTCGATCTCCTCTTCGTTTTGATTGCGATATCCAGAAGGCAAGAGACACTCTTTGGTATCATCGTCTGAATCGTCGATAATGACAGGCTTTTGCGGTTTCTCAGAAGATAACTTGAAACCATCCTCGTCTTGGAAATTGGGGGTGTCATCTAAAAGGGGATTGATGTCGTCTTCCTCCGATGAACTTTCGACGTAGTCGGGGTTATATTTCTTGTATTGTTCCATGACAATATGGTGGATAAGAGTGTGTCGCTGTTCATCTTCGTTAAGGTTAGATTTCTCTACACCTCGAATAGCAGACTCGCTACGTATCTTATCTTCGTTATAACGACGCATTTTGGTATACCACGTTTTATACAACGTAGCGTATTTCAAACCTTCTCGTTCGTAATACTTTTTGAGTTGCTGTCCGTAGATGAGCAAGTTCCCATTTCCATCATAATCGTAAACGTTTTCGATTTCGGTGAGATCAATTGGCTCGTCAAGCACTTTTTTCAACCGCTTTGCGTCTTTACGCCCCTCTTTGACAGGTTCATCGTCATCGTCGCATGTAAAGTCAACGGCCTGTAAACAGCTGTAATTAGACACGCGAGAATATTGATCTTTAGCAGGTTCGTCAGAAGCGAGGTTCACGTGAATTACCCCTGGCTTCGTTCCTTCTTTGTACGAATCGTTGAAAGACGAAGTAGAGGTATGTTTCAAACAGTAAACCAACTGCAGATCGTTTGGTTCGTCGACGCACTGATTATCTTTGTCAGCTTTTTGCATTCGAGCAGAAAAATTTTCAGAGACAAAGAATTTACCGCACAAAGTACAAAATATCTGCCCATCGACAATAGGAGAAGGAGGTGTAAGACTTACATCGTCGTCAGATGAAACAGTTGGATCGGGAAGTGCAAGACTTGTATCCGAATTACTTCGTTTCGCGTTTAAAAGTCGACGATGAGTGTGAGAAGAAGTATTGTCACCAGAATTGATGAAGTGCTTCCGTAAAATCGACTCGACTTGTTGATGAAAAGAACGATGATCGTTTTTGTCAAAGTTAGCAGTAGCCAATCGACATAACAATACGTCCTTATCAATTTCTTTCATTCCAAGTACCATTACAATAAAGTCGTGGTACTCATCGTTTTCAATCGTTGATAAAAGCACGGCCTGATCGTGCTTTTTAGCTTTCTCTTCGTTGTCCATTTTTAGCGTTTTTAATAAGACAAAAACTAGCAAATTTCGAAAAATATGATTTTTCATGTTTTTGTGAAAATTTATGGATTAGGAATATTGGAAGATGTAGATGGAGTAGAGGGTAGAACAGAAGGTGTAGGAGTGGAAGGTGTGGATGTTGATGATGTGGAAGTTGGCGTAGATGGTGTTGCGGATGGAGGAGGACAATACAAACCATGAGTTTTAGGATTAATAAGTGGTTCTCCTGTTTTCTGGTTAGTTAAGGGTTTACCACCTCCGGGGCATCCTGCGGCAATTTTGGCAGCTGTTAAAGCTGCTATTTCTTGTGAAGATTCAGATGATTGAGAATGGCCTGAAATAACTTTGGCGATGATGTAAATGATGAAGACGATTCCTGCTATAATCGCAATATTGGTGATAGTTTTCATCTTACCTGTCTTATCTTTGTTCGCACCTTTTCCCGATTTTCCTTCATTGTTTATATCCCCTGAAGCGATAGCGGCAGCGGTAGTATTATTGGTAAGTTGACAGTTTCCTGATGCGCTACCCTGTTGATCAAGTGCAATACCGTCGCCTCCTATATTAGAGTTTACAGCAAGAATTGAAACATCGTTCATTTCGTTAATACTAGATACGTTACATTGCTGATTTGTGCTTTGGGATATGTTTTCACGAATGTCTTGTACCGAATTTATTTTTGTTTTATCAAAATTCAATGAAAACCATTTAGAAGCACTCGCTGCGTTAGCGCTGTTTGCAGCTTTGAACAAAACGTCTGCAGTTGCGTTTTGGGAACTTCCTATGATGCAATTCACATTTGATGCGCATGTCTGCTTCAACGATACGCCGTTAACATTAGAATTGATAAAGGTCATGCTAACGTCGTTCATCTTATTCACGCATTGAACGTCGCATGTTCCCGCAAACTGCTGTGTAATGAACGCCGACGCAGTTTGCGAACTTTTTACATTTGTCGAACTAAATCCCGTACCCATTTTTATGCACGGTCACGTATTTATATTTCTACAAAAAATGATAATTATCGGATTGTTGCTATTATTCTTTTACAATGTCTATTTTTTTGAGATGAGTTCACGCTACCACAAAAAATATCCCCCGCCGAAGACGAGTAGGCTTAATTTTCTTCCAAAAGATTTTTCCAATCCTCTTTCCGAACCCAAAACTTTTGATAGCGTTTTACGTACGGTGAAATTGCTATCAAGAGAATCCGGCAATAAGAGTTACCCCTATATAGAACTATTAACAGTAAAACACCCAGAGAAAAATCACGAATGGTATACGCTTCGATTTCCTGTAATCCGCACTTCAAACCCCGAACTATCTTTAGAATGGGAATATTTTACGCTGGGCTATGATCCCTACTACAAGGATATTCACGGTAACGGAACATGGTGGTTTATTTTTTCAGGTTATATGGGAAGTTGCTACGCTCATCCTTTTATCAAAAACCCTTTCCATGATGATCTCGGTAAACCTTTTTACGGATGTATTATAATACAAGATTCTAAAGTTTTCCTATCACGTCATTTACGCTCGTTGTTATACGATTACACCATGAACATGCCTCTTGACGAAAATGAGGAATTTACTGTTTAGCAGAGAATTACAGCAATAAGAGCATCGAAATGCAGATACAAATCTAAACGTATACGAAAATAAAGCTCTTCTCATTCCAAACTTGTATATTTTTGTACACGTATCAATACTTCAATTACATGCTTATAGTTTGTAAAATAGGATGTAGGTTTTTCATGGTGACATAATAAAGTTGTATTAGAAACTTATCAATGAAGGATTCTACTTTAATTTTGGTCGTTGTGTTGGCCGCGTTAGTTTTATTGGCGATTGTGCTGTGGCATTCTCCTAAACCATCTCAAAAGATCGTTTTGCCCCAGTTACCTTCTAGACAAGCAGAACCTGAACGTTATTCTACTACACCGCCCCCGCGATACGAGAGCGTAGAAAAAGTTTTAGGCCGTTTAGAGAACACATTCCATCTCACTGGAATTCCCCAAAGTGAAAACATCCCAGAGATGGTTGTAGGTCTTGGTACAGGTCCGGGTATTTTGGGTAATATGAGAAACCCTTCAGAAGGTATCTACTTAAGTCCTAACACAGGTGTATTCTAGCATATATTCTTTTTTCATATCGGTGTTGTCGATATGAAATTACAAGGTAATTCTAATTCAAAAAGCTTGACGATGAGAAATGGCAACACGTACCATTTTCATGTAGTGAAATGTTGTCTTCCTCGAGAGATTGCAGTTCAATTTCGTAAGAGTCTTCACTCGAATTTTCAGAAGATTCTATATTATCACCCGTGTCGTATGCCATCGTATCGAATGTGATCTCATTTTCAGAAGATAGATCATCTTGTATGTTGTTGCTTTCTTGTGTTATATCCGAGAATTCATCAAAATCTGAGTTACTATCTTTTTCTTGTGTATTTTCTTGTGTTATATCCGAGAATTCATCAATATCTGAGTTATTATCTTTTTCTGGTGTAAGATCTTCAAATTCAGAGTTATATTCTTCTTCTTGGACAATTTCCTCTACAGGTTTTTGGTCTTTGAGTTTCTTCATCTCTGCGTACGATAAATTGTTCTCGGATATAAAAAACTTGTCTTTGGGTTTATCATCCTCGTATTCTGGATCATCATAAGACACTACACCGTTTGCAATGTCCTTTTGTTTTCGCTTCATCTCCGCATAGGTTAATATACGTGTGCTGGGTTCTTTTGGTTTTGGCGGAGGTTTTACGGTCTGCTTCTTTTCGATGAATACATTCCCCACCTTCATACCAACACGATACACAGGCATTTCGATATTGTTCGATGCTGTAAATTCTTTGAGCGCATTTCCGACTCTCCTAAAAGGGTCAATCTTACTTTTAGACGCATTTGCGGGCTCGATGTTTATGTTTCTTTTCTTAGCTAACTTCTTAGTAAGGCTAGAGGTGTAATTATGGTCTTCTTCATCTTCTTCGATGGTCTCCTCAGAAGATTCTTCTTTGAACGAAGCGTAAGCTGGGTCTTCATAGGAAGGTGACAGTCTCTTTCTTGTTTCCGACGAATTTTCAACACTAGAACTAGGTAACTCACTTTCTTCTTGTTCATCAGGCATTTTATCGACTGAATTTACGATCCTACGTAAATTAGACAGATAAGAATTGGAATTCGATAACGTATTGGAGAAATAATTGAGTGAGTAGTCGTCTGCAATTGAAACCATAACTTGCGAGATGTCGTACATGTAACACACTCTATACACTTTTTCTTTCAAGAGGCCGTCTATGTTTTTACGCGAAGTTAGGAAACAGAAACTTACACAACTTGATTCCACAACAAGTTTGAGATTCTGTTCACCAAAATCTTCAGGGTAATAAATTTCCGAAGAAAACCCTGCTATACAATCCATATAAGAAATAGCAACGTATAAAATGAGGATGTCGTCTATAGAAACAGATTTATCGACTTCATTGATCGAGCAAATAAAATCTGTATAGTCACTTGTCCCTTCTTGGTTAATTTGTTTCAGTTGGTATTGTTTGCTTAGAAACCCGCGCATCGGTGTTTTTTTGTGAGGAGAATATAACCACAATATAGCTGACGTGACGATTAGATCTGCTTCTGACATCAACTCTTTCTTGTCCGACCCAAAGCCGTCATTTCTATTCTCGATGAGAGAAAGTGGTATACCAATCCGTACGTTGAGCATATAATTTAATGCATAGTCAACTATAATCTTTGTTGCATGAGGATGAACACCATATTTTGCTGCAAACGCATGATATACTCTAAAAGCCGGATCCATAAGTTACTAAATGGCAATACACTTTATCTGTTTGTCACCAAACCTAATCTTTATATAAGTCGTTTTTATTTTTTAAATTTCAGTCCCAATAGCTAACCCGATGATTGTACTAAGCACCACGCACACTATCAACGAAATACCGTACGCGACTGCGTAACTACGTTGGTATTTGTCAAAACCATTTGCCGTAAATTCCACTAACCCGGTACAAGTAACGAAAAGAGCGCTGATTGCGGATAACAAACACACAATCGAAGCGGAAATACCCGACAATACAATCGTCTTGAATGTATGGTCTGTGTGGTGTTTGTGAATACTGAAAGAATCCGACTTGTGCGCAATTGTGTAGTCACACTGATATCCAAGCATAAAAGATATGGCAGAAAAAGTCGTTGCGATACTCAACAGATAAAACGTTGACAAGTGTATCGCGATGATCAACCTCGCAGATTTATTTCTAGTAAGTGCCATAAGTTCCTGAACGTAAATTTCAGCCGATCTTTACAATTTCTGATTTTTTAAACACAATTTACAGTGGGTACGAAAAATAGTTCCGATTTCACTTTAGTAATGGTGAAATGCTTCAAGTATATTAAGGTATCTAATGCTGTAAGTCTCTGTTAATTCATGCTAATTTTCTGAAAGTGAATAAAGAGATGCAATGTAAAATCGTAATAAAAAGAATAACCGATGTCATCCAGAGCTCAACCTACTCGCGTGACCATTCAAGAGTTTAAACCCGAAGAGATTCCCATGTCTTGTACATGGATCATCGTGGGACCTCCTGGAAGTGGAAAATGTCTTGGAAAAGGTACAGAACTACTGATGTATGACGGATCGCTTAAGAATGTTGAAAACGTTGTCAACGGTGATGTTTTGATGGGTGATGATTCGACACCTAGAACAGTACAGGGCGTTACGTCGGGATTTGGAAAGTTGTACCGTATTGAACAGACAAACAGTGATGCATACGTTGTAAATGCTCCGCATATCCTTGTCTTAAGAAAAGCTATCGTTCCATTGAAATATGTTGACGAATACGGGTCGTGGAAAGTAGAATGGTATAAAG